GCCCAACTATGTGTTCAATGTGGATCGTCAACGGCCCACTAGTCGATTTGTTGTTGTTGTAGAGGGTCCATTTGATGCCATGGCCATTGATGGCGTTGCTGTATTGAGCAACCAGTGCAACGAAGTACAAGCCGACATCATTGACAGCCTAGGCCGCGAAGTGATTGTGGTACCAGACTCGGATCGAGCCGGCACCAAGTTGATTGATGCGGCCATTGAGTATGGCTGGTCGGTAAGTTATCCTATATGGCAAGAAACACACAAAGATGTCAACTCAGCAGTTGTGGCCTATGGTAGGCTGTTTGTGTTGAAAAGTATCTTGGAGGCCAAGCAAACGAGCCGGTTAAAAATTGAACTACTAAAGAAAAAATTAAATACTAACTTATGAACAAAGAATACACAAGAGAACTACAGCAGTTGTTTTTAGAAATGATGTTGCAGGATGCCACCAGTTATGTGCGTGTACAGAACATTTATAATCCGGAAAACTTTGATCGCAGTTTAAGAGCAGTGGCCGAGTTTCTTAAACGGCACAGCGAAGATCACAAAACCTTGCCCACACACGAGCAAATCCGAGCCACCACAGGTGTGGAATTGCGACCAGTACCTGAACTAAATGAAGGGCACTACGAATGGTTCATGACCGAGTTTGAGCAGTTTACTCGTAGACAAGAACTTGAGCGAGCAATTTTAAAATCAGCAGACTTGCTTGAAAAGGGCGAATATGACCCAGTGGAAAAACTTATCAAAGATGCGGTACAAATATCACTCACCAAGGACATGGGCACGGATTACTTTGCTGATCCTAAGGCTCGCATTGACAAATACTTCAACTCAGGCGGGCAGGTCTCAACAGGTTGGCCGCAACTAGATCGACTACTATATGGCGGGTTTAGTCGCGGTGAACTCAACATCTTTGCTGGAGGCTCGGGTTCGGGCAAATCGCTTGTTATGATGAACATTGCGCTGAGTTGGTTGCAGGCCGGACTCAGTGGTGTTTACATCACATTGGAACTGAGCGAAGAACTTACAAGTTTGCGTACAGATGCCATGTTGACCGGCACCGGAACCAAGGATATTCGCAAGGACATTGACACAACCACAATGAAAGTGCGCTTGGTTAGTAAAAAGGCCGGACAATATCGTGTCAAGGCCCTGCCAGCACAGAGCACAGTAAATGACATTCGCAGTTATTTAAAAGAAGTACAGATACAGACCGGCATCAAGGTGGACTTTGTGATGGTGGACTATTTGGACTTGGTCATGCCGGTCAGTGTCAAAGTGAACCCCAATGATCAGTTTATCAAAGACAAGTATGTGGCTGAAGAGTTGCGTAACTTGGCCAAAGAACTAGGCATATTACTAGTAACAGCCAGTCAATTGAATCGTAGTGCAGTTGAAGAAGTAGAATTTGATCATAGCCATATTGCAGGTGGTATTAGTAAGATCAATACTGCCGACAACGTGTTTGGTATCTTTACCAGCAGACAAATGCGTGAACGTGGCCGCTATCAAATTCAGTGTATGAAGTCGCGTAGTAGTACCGGAGTTGGACAAAAGATCGATCTTGAGTACAACATTGAAACTATGCGTATCACAGACCCCGGGCTTGATGCCAACGACTCGGGAGGTCCGGCCAAAGTGTCCAGCATCATGAGTCAGATCAAAAGCAAGGTCACAGAGCCTGCAGAAGAAAACAAATTTGAACGTGCCACCGGAACTCCCGCCTGGGAACAAGGCCCCAGGGTCACTGGAGAAGTCAACAGCAACAGACTCAAGAGCATGTTGGCAGGACTTAAGAAAGCAGAATGAGCAATTTTTGTGGTGACATACACTATAATCTTTCCTTAACACTCACATCGCGCGGAGTAAAAGTGGGCCCATGCTGTTGGTTCGGCAATGGATCTGTGATCAAAGACTTGTCAGCAGATCTATGGAACACTAAATTGCTACAAGATTTGCGTGAACTAAACAAAACCGATGTGTTGACCAACAGTTGCAGCCAATGCACTAAGATGGAACTCAATGGTGGTCGCAGTCGACGAACCGGCGTTAATGATTATTACAAATCCACCGATACAGATTTAAAAGGTCCACGCGGGCTTGAAATATCTATTGACTATACTTGTAATATTGCCTGTGTGTATTGTAGTCCAAGTCTTAGCACACAGTGGCGGCTAGAACTAGCCACCCCAAAAAATACGTTTCCTATTAGGTTAGATGATCCCGACATAGTGACCGTGTTAGATCAACTAGATTTATCCAATTTAGATAATATACATTTTTATGGTGGTGATCCGTTGTTGACACGCACACATGAAACCATTTTAGAATACATTGATAAAAGAGTTGGGTTACAGAATATCTATGTGTGGTACAATACCAATGGTACCATACGTGTCAAAGATCGCATATTGGATCTGTGGAGCCGTTGCAAAATTGTAAAAGTTTTTTTCAGTATTGATGATATCGGTGCTAGGTTTGAATACTTACGTTATGGTGCAGTTTGGAATCAAGTCGAGGATAGCATGTTTTGGTATAGGGAAGTATCACCAAATAATGTAATGTTCACAGTACAACCCACGGTGAGCTGTTTAAATGCATTTTATCATCATCAATTGATAGATTGGAAAACCAAGCAGTTTGACAGTAATCGACTAGGGGATCCAACTGATTTAACCAGGCATAATGTATTTGGGAAATTTGAATTAGAAGCAATGCCCGATGAACTGCGAGGTCGCTGTTTAGAAAATAACAGCAAAGATCAGTGGTTCATAGACTTTGTTGGATCATTCAAGCACGATGATAATAAATTAAAAAACACCAAGATATTGATCCAACAGTTTGATCGCCGCAGGGGTTGTGATTTTACAAAAACATTTCCAGAAATAGCACCATACTTTAGCTAAATGGCTTTTGCTCAATACATATAAATATACTAAATTGGAGTAAATCTTGCGTAAACAGACCCGTAGCATTCTGGAAGAGCTGACCAGTATTAGTGTGCAAAGAGATAGGGAAAGCCTTATCGAAAGCCGTGCTAATAATGTTATTACTAGTGCAATTAATTTGGTGAAGTATATCAAGGAAAATTACGATGCTGAAACAGCAGATGAGCTTGAGCGCCGTTTGCTAAACAGCATACGTAGTCAAGATCCTGCAAAATTTACCCGTAAAGTGCGCGGACTCAGAGAATCCGTCAAGAAAAATAGAGACCAGTTATGAAACCCAGTATTATTCTAGAACAACGATTACAAGAATCAAAAATGTATGCCCGCCTGACAGAAGGCATGGATGCCAAGACAGTGGGCTATATGCAGAAGGTGCGTGAAAATTTCACTTTGCCGTTCATTGCCAGTATCAACAACCTAGACCTATTGACTGAAGCTGAAATGACAGCACAACAGATTCAAAATGCATTTGGATCCGCTGAAAAGATTGCCACAGCCGGTGGAGACAATCGTAGCATGTTGGGCAAGGGCGCAGATGCTGCCGGTGCTGTTGGTGCAGGTGCTGTTGATCTAGCCAAACAAGGCGCCGCTGGGGTCAAAGAACTTGCCAACAAACTGTTGGCACAAAACAAAGAAAAACTCATTGCCAGTTTGCCGCCAGCCGATGCAGGCCCTGTGGAAGGCTTTGAGCAAAAAGCACAAGAACAAATAGCACAGATACAAGACCCCAAAGCCAAGCAGAGTTTAATGGACTTGGTCAAACAGGCCGCAAAGAATCCTGTGGTACAAACCATGGTGTTGGCCGCAGTGGGCGGCATTGCCACAGCAGTGGCTGGTCCTGCCATTGCCGGCTTAGGACTAGGCATGGCAGCCACAGGCGCTCTCACTGGTACTGTGGTGGGTGGATTAACTGGTGCTGTTAGAGGACTCATGCAAGGTGAAGGCCTAAAAGGCGCATTGAAGCAAGGTGCCATGGGTGCTGGACTCGGTGCCGCAGGTGGCGGTATAGCCGGAGCCATAGCACAAGGTGCTCAGTCCTACATGCAGAACAAGAATCAGACTCAGTTGCCGGCCGCTGATGCAGAAGCTAATCGTGCCGCTGATGAAAATGCTGCCGCACAATGGGCCGCTGGTACTCCTGAAGAACGAGCACAGATTGAACAGACTACAGGCATGACCGCACAACAGTTGCAGAGCAAAATTCCCGATGAATTTGATTCGGGTCCTGGCACAGGTTGGGGTGGCGGTCAAACACAAAAAACACAACAAACACAACAAACATCAGCACCGGTGGCGAATCAACCCACCGGTGGATCTGTAGACGATGCCGTATATCAGCAGGCCAAAGCCGCTGGCGCCACTGGCGATACTTCAACTCAGCAGTTCACAGGTCCGGATGCCAAAGACCAAGCATTTGGCCGGGTTCGTGCAAACTTGGATAACTGGCGTGCCGACAATGCGGCCGCTAAAACGATGACTCAGAGCCGTGTCAACACTGGTACTCCTGTTATTGAATACATTGACCGAGAACTGACTGCTCGCATGTGGATTCTACACGAATCAGTGGGCAAGCCACGCGGTGGTGTTCACTTGACCGAAGCTGGTATTGGTGACATGTTTAAGAAAGCCGGCAATTGGTTAAAGACCAAAGCCGGCAATGTGACCAACAAGGTCACAGCAGACAAATTACAACAGGCCTGGAAAAAAGCCGGCAACCCCACTGACTCGGGACAAGTTGCTGGTATCATGGTCAGCGCCGGGGTACCACAGGAAACAGTTGATCAGATATTCCAGAACCTAGGACTACCCACAGGTGCCAGCACAGTAACACAGGCACCCGAGGCGCCAGCAAAAGCACCTGGACAAGGATTGTTGGGCAAGGCTGCCGGAGCCATTGGCGGCGCCATTGGCGGAGTCAAAGGTGCCATTGCCGGCACCAAGGATGCATTTGCTCAAGGTAAACAAACTGGATTTGATACAGCTCGTGCCAGTCAAGCTGGAGATGCTGTTGGAGCCACAGGCGAAGCCAATCCTTATGCAAAACAAGATGTACAGCCAGGGCAAGACGCACAGACTCAAGGCGCACCACAGGGACAACAACCCAGTTATGGTCAAGGTAGCGCACCGCAGGCATACGGAGTAGCACCCCGTTCAACAACAGCTCAAACATCAACAGCCCAGGGACAAGCACCTGCCACAGCACAGGGCACCACAGACACCGGTAATGATGTTGACGCATTTGGCGCAGTAAAAAGCGGCAGCGATGCTGTTGGATCTACACTTACTAAAGCTGGCAACACAGTTGCAGATACTGTCAACGATTTAAATAGAGCTGTGCAGTCCGGCAAGGGCATGGGCGCCAGTGGACAAAGTTTGATACGCGGCCCTTATGCGCCCGGAGGTGAAGGCGCCGGCAAAGACTCGGTCAAGATCAAAGACGAATTCGGCCAAGAACATGCCTACAAAAAAGTTGGAGCAAAATGGTACGATGCAGAAAACAAAGAAGTACCATCTGCCATAGCGGCCATGTTGAACAAACAAGCCGATCAGCAGGCCGCTCTGGCTCAGGGCAAAAAAGCCGCGCCGCTTGCAGGTCCACAAGGGGAAATACCAGGTGCTAAACCACCTGCACCGGCCAAAGCAGAACCAATATCAATTGGTGGTCAGAAACTAGATCCCAAAGATCCAGCCAGTGCCAAGATAATTGCACAAGTACAACAAGCCCCGGGTGGCACACAGCAACCTGCGGGACAAACAGCGCCTACTACAGCCGCAACACCTCCCGACCTAGGTAAACAAAGTGACGGCAAACCTATCAAGCCAGGTCAGAAGTTTGATACTGAAACAGGCAAACCCTTGGCACAACAGCCAGGCGCAACACCTCCAGCACAAACACCTCCAGCACAAACACCTCCAGCACAAACACCTGCCGCACTAGACCCGCGCGATCTTAACAAAGACGGCACAGTTGATGCAACAGAGAAATCTATTGCTAGAAATCAGGCCAAGACAGGTGCAAAACCACCTGCCGCTACTACTACTCCAGCAACAACAGCCGCAACGGCTCCTGCCGCAACTACAGCGCCAGCTGGACAGAGTCCAGAAGACATTCGCAAGGCCAAACAGGCCGCTGCCGCACAAACAGCACAAGGGCAAATGGCTGCTTCTACACAGCAAGCTCAAACAGCAACCAATGATGTGATGAACCGTATGACCAAGCAGTTGGGTGCACCTCCGGCAGGCGGTCCCGCACAGACTACGCCAAACTTTGGCAAACAAATGACTGGGTATGGCAAGACCACAATCAATGCGCCCACAGGTGTTCCTGCTGTGGCCAAACCTGCTGTACCTGCCACTACCAATGCCACCACACAACCGGCACAACCAGAACCACAGGGTACCACATTGGATTTGGATCAGTTCAAGAAAGATCAAGCTGCCAAACGAGCACAGCAAAATGCTCCAGCAACGGCCGGCTTCTTACAAACCAAACTAAACGGTGGCGGTGTAACACAACCACAAAAAGTTACGGCCAGCATTGACTACAGTGCCGCATTACTACGCAAGATGAAGCAACGAGTATGATGTTAACTGAAGGTGGAAACATATTTAAAAATCCCGAGGGTGCTGAACTCACTCGCCGTATTGTTCGTGCCGAAATCCCTACCACTATCGCCTGGCTAGAAAAAATCACTGGATTGGATTTCAGTGAAGAAAAGGACGAGGAAGATGTACCTACCAAATGGCTAGGGTCCACTGGTCGCAAAGACAGCAGTGGGGACTTGGACTTGTCAGTTGATGATAAGGCCATTACCAAGGAAGTATTAGCAGATGTATTGAGCCGCTGGTGCCTGCAACAAGGTATTCCTGCAGATCAAATACGCAATCGTGCCAAAACAAAATCGGCCCCTGCCTGGAAAGAGGGTTGGGTAGAGTTAACTGGTGACAGTGTACACTTTAAAACACCTATTAACGGCAATCCTAAAAATGGATTTGCACAAACAGACTTTATGTTTGGCGACCCTAAGTGGCAAGCATTTGCTATGAAAGGTGCTCGACAAGGTGATCAATACACTGGCATGAGTCGTCATATCATTCTGTCTAGCATAGTTAACGCTGTTGCCCCTGAACTAAAATGGAGTTACAAACATGGACTTGTTGACCGTGCTACAAATCAAACTATTGAAGGTGGCAAGGATCCACAAACATTAAGTCAAATAACAGGCATCCCATTGGCTAATTTAGGATCGGCAGATAAAATCGTTGCGGCCATACAACGGCGTCCCGACTACCAAACAATCACGGCCGCGGCCCGCGAAACCTTGGGTCAAAGTGGCGTACAACTTCCCGAATCGGCACCCACAGCTGGCTCGGCCAATTGGTTCCGTGTTATGGCTGATCGCATATGAAATTAGATTTTTTAGATTATATATTTGAGGCCGGAGAAGGTCCGCGTATTCCGCACCCCGAGGACAGTATCTTTGCAGGTAGTGCGGCCGCAACCAAGTCCATTGGCGCACTAAAAGAAATTATTGCCCGTCCCGGCGCAGGAAGCATCAAATGGGATGGCGGCATTGCATTATTCTTTGGTCGCAATGCGGCAGGCCAGTTTGTATGCGCTGACAAGTACATGCCAGCCAAGGGTGTTTATCCCACTAGTCCACAAGCCTGGGTAGAGTACGATCGTCAACGTGGCGCAGACCGCAGTGACTTGTATGCCAAGATTGAGCTAATTTGGGCAGGACTAGAAGCCGCAGTAGGATCCACCCAGGGCCTGTTTAAAGGCGACTTGATGTGGACCGGTGTACTAGAACCCATTGAAGGCAAGTACATTTTTAAGCCCACCACAGTTGAGTATCGAATTCCCGTAACCAGTGCCCTGGGTAAATTAATTGCAGGTAAAGTGGGCGGCATAGTTGTGCATCAATTCAATGATGCTCCGTGGGATGGCAAAACAGGATTAACTAATGCTGGCAATGTTGCTATACTAACGCCCACAGCAGGCATTACATTTACGCTAAAAAACCCTGTTAAGTTGTTGTCGGATGCAGAAAAAGCAGTGGCCACACAGGGCAAGTTAGCAGACGATTTTATGGCTGGTCTTGCTGGCACAGTAAAGTCTGCGATTCAAACCTACATGAACAAGAAGATTACCAAGCAAACCAATGATGAACTAGCCACCTGGTTACAGAGCAATGTCAGCAACAAACAAGTGCAGTTACTAATAGGTGCTAATAACGATGGTTATTTGATGCAAAACGAAGCAGGACTCCATGCTGTTTTTGCTATTTGGAACGCAATTTACCGCCTCAAGGACAACTTGTGTCAACAGCTGGAACCGCAGGTCAAAGGCTTTGAACAGTGGACTGGTGGACAACAAGCTGGCGAAGGCTTTGTATTTCCCACCAGTCAAGGTTTAATTAAACTGGTAAATCGCGCAGGCTTTGGCGCGGCGCACTTCAACAAGTAACTGACAGTTTTTTTATCTAGATGATAAATATTTGCATGAGGCGTAAGCCCATATAATTTAAAGGAAAATAAAATGGCAACATTTACAAGAGCAAACGGCGGCGCATTAGCCGGTGAATTTTTCGGTCGTGACCTAAAGTGGGTAAAATGCACATCTACAAGCATTGAAACAGGCTACACAGCCGCTGACAGTGACTTGGAAAAAGTGGCACGTATTTTGTCTAAGTACAGCACAATTTCTGTAGTTGGTACTCCAGCTTCTAACAACGTTATGTTCGTTGTTGAAGGTCTTCCAACAACAGTTGGTGACAGTTCAGCAGACCAAAGCGGTGGTACAGCTATTGTAGCACAATTGAATGCAGATGCAAACGTATCGTTGGGTTCCAGCGCCGCACGTTTCACTGTGTACAATGGTCTAAGTGGCAACACATTCGCTTAATTCTTAATTAAGTTGAAGAAAAGAGCACAGTTTATACTGTGCTTTTTTTATGGCCATAAGTATTAGCATGAGCAACCTAGAATACTTTACAATAATTACACTGGTAGATATCACCAACACCGGCATAACTCGTAACTACGAAGGCGAAGAGCGTCTCCGTGATCAACAGCGGAATTGGGAAACAGTATTACAGGTGTTAGGCATAAGAGCTCAACCCACCATAGTTGATGGTCCTATAACAGACATGGTTGAAGAATTTGTTGTTAAAAATTTGTTTGGGGATATGTACTTGGGAGAACAGCGTATATGGGCTGTGGGAGTCAGTATTGAACATAGAGATGTATATAAAAAAGACAACAATCAATTGGCACTGCTAGAAGAAGACTTTAATCAAGTGCCTGTTATAACAGGACTAGATGAAACCGCCCGATTCATACTGCCCATTTTTTACAGTCACGGTGCTATCAAGAACATCGCATTCAAGTCTGGCTCACTAAGATAAACATTGTTTGTGTCATTTTAATAGAAATACTAAATACTACACTGATGCTACGGCACCATTAAGGCTCACAATTACGGCTTACTTTAGGCACAAAGAAAATGCATCGCTCATATTATGAAAGCGAATCTGGAGTATGGCCACCGATATTGAAAAGAAAAGCCTTGAGGCGCACGTAGAACTTTGCGCTGAAAGGTATGACCAATTGGACAAGAGACTTATAGGGGTTGAAACCCGGATGGAAAAAATTGAAGGACACATTGTGGACATTAAAGAAGCAATTGAACAGTCCAGCAACGGCCAAAGCAAGCAATTAATTGCCATCGGCACAACCATAATTGGTGTACTAATCACTGCTATTGTTGCCCTAGTTATACATCTAGCACAAAAATGAAAATAGTAGAAATTGCCGGCGGCAAACTACAGCTTCCAATTACAAACGAAGAAGCGGAAGTGCTAGAAAAATTCAAAACAGATCCCATTGAACGCCGTGAACTCAACGAGCGTGAAATATACATAGCCAATCAACTAGTCAATAAAGACGTATTACTTCGAAAAAATCAAGATGGCAAAATCTCGTACATCAAAAAAATTAAAGATTAAACATCAAGCAGAAAAGCTAGTCAGAGAAGAAACAGTTAAAACTGTTACAGATTTAGTTAGCACTTATGTTAAATCGTGGGCCCGAGCAGAAGCCCATCGCATCATACAAACAGATGCAGTTCCTATTATTATGCCTTTGAAAAATGGGTACCAAGTTGGAAAACATCAAGTGGCTAAAAATCGTAACTTAGCTTGGGAATTGCATAATTATCATGGTGAAGTTATAGAGCAATTTTTAGATGTTAGGAGTGCGGTGGCCTATAGTATTTTGTATCAACTAAAACGATTTAAACCTGCAGATGATATACTTATGGCTGATTATAGGCTAAGTAAGTTAGAGGCTGATTTTCAGCACTATAGTAGATGTATGCAGGCGGCAGGAAAACGCCAAGATTACGCTACTATAGACATACTAGCGGCTAGGTACTATGATGCACAGTTTCTATTGCCCCAAGCCCGAAATGAATTAGAAAAAACTTTAAGAATGAATAAATACTTAAAAGTTTGGGAAACTGGAAACAACTATGAAACTAAATGATTTGGGCTACAAGCCAACACCAAAGAAAATAAACAAAGTTACAGAAAGCCGCTTTGGCTTTAAAATTGACTTTGATAACATGACCTTTAAAAAGGCTTACAGTCTAGCCACTGGTATCACAGAAGGCTTGGAAACGATTAAACGCACACACGGCATCCATGTTGCTGAGAAGAATCCCAAGTATATGGAGATGCTAATGGTACGTGAAGGCATTCACAGCTGGATGGCTGAGAATAAGCGTCACTTCATCATTGAAAGCGAAATGGCCAAAAGTGAAGCAATCCTTGCGGCCAAGAGCATGGTTGATGAAATCCAAGACATGTTGGAAAAAATCAGCAAGATGCAGAACGAGCAGATGCCTGCCCTACTAGACACAATCCGTGATCAAATCAGTTCAGAAAAGGCCGATGGCTTCAAGAACGCAGTTAGCCCGATCCTACAAGATCTTGCACAAACACTACAACAAGGTCGTGAGTCAGCTGACTCAGCCGCTCGTGTGTTGGCCGGTGAACAAGAGTCTGGCATGGACATGGGCATAGGTGGTATGCCCGGCGCAGGCGGTCTAGGTAACGACGAATTGGCTGGTATGGCAGCAGGTGAAGTTCCCGGCGGATCAGCTCCCGAGGGTGATGCATTTGCGGCCACCGATGCAGCCGCTGGCGGCGAAGCAGAATTGGGCAGAGAGCGCAGATAATGCGTTTAAATGAATTTGTTTATGATGAGGACATTATCGAAGACGAGGCAGATGCTCGTGGCGATATGGACCTTATCACCACTTTGGAATTCCTAAGAAATCAAAGTGCAGGCAAACATCTAGTACCTCGTGTTCGTGTTGACAGTTTGATCAACATGATCAACATGCACAGCGACAGCGAAACTTTCAGCAACTCCAGTCTAATGAATGCATTCAAGACCAACGAAGTGGTCAAGAATTTGATTGCAAACATCAAGGACGATGAAAACACAGGTATCAAATATGTATACCTAACACCAATGGACGATTCGGATGACCTAGCAGGCGATGCTGAAGCAGTTAAATCCGAACCAGAAAAAGTTGTTTCCAGTATGGCTAACAAAGCCATTGCAAATCGCAGTTAATTCCTGTATAATGTAAATAACTGTGTAAGACAGTAAACATTTCTGCCCTTTGTGGCGTTGTATATGTATAGTCTTAAAGGAGATAGTTATGAAAAGAATTCTAGCATTGATTTTGATTTTGGTTGGTACAACAGCCCTGGCTCAACCATACCAACCATATCATCATCACCACGGGCATTGGCAACGGGGCGGAGCCAATGGTTGGATGTGGGTAGCACCCACCATTGTTGGTGGAGTGATTGGGTATCAACTTGCTCGCAATCAACCAGTTATTATCGATCAACAACCTCCAGTTTATGTAAATGGTAATATTGTAAATCCACCGGTGGTTGTACAACAACTGCCATGCAGTCCTTGGACTGAAATATTAAATCCTGATGGTACTATAACACGCACAAGAACCTGTACACAATGAAACTACGCAAATTAAGAAAAAAGATGTATAAAGCCATCTTTGCACACGATACTGCCAAAGAGAAAAAGGCTTGGTTTAAGATTCTTAAAAAGAGTGTTAAACATAAACACACCGAGGACATACGCTAATGGCTTACAGTGACCGAGTGATTGATCATTACGAGAACCCTCGTAACGTAGGTAAATTTGAAATCGATGATACCGTTGGCACCGGCATGGTGGGTGCTCCGGCCTGTGGTGATGTAATGAAACTACAAATAAAAGTACAAGATGGAATTATTACAGATGCCAGATTTAAAACGTACGGCTGCGGGTCGGCCATTGCAAGCAGTAGCCTTGTTACAGAATGGATCAAAGGTCGAACACTTGAGGAAGCAGGATCCATACGAAATAGCCAAATTGCTGAAGAGCTTGCTCTCCCCCCAGTCAAAATCCACTGCTCCATCCTTGCCGAATCAGCAATTACCGCAGCCGTTGAAGACTATAAAAAGAAACATAACCTAACATAGAACAAATAACTTTGCTAAATAAAGTTATGAATATATGTAAATGTGGATGTGGCATATCTCTTAGAAAAGATAATAAAACTGGATATCAAAAAGGGCATAAACCGTGTCCTATTTGTGGAACATTAGTAAAAGGTTCCGGTGTAGAATGCTGTTCAAAATCTTGTTCTGCAAAATTACACTGGCAACGAAATCCAGATATGGCAGAATCTAGGACCTGGAATGCCGATCGATATGCTACTAGAGAACGAAATAGAGACGCATGGGTTAAGAATTTATCTGAATCCTGCAAAGGAAGAACTCCCTGGAATAAAAATTCAAAAGGATTGCAAACTGCATGGAATACCGGGCTACCTGGTAATTTTAAAGGAAAGAAACATACACCTGATTATTTTGAAAAAGTTAAAAAAACTAATCTTGAACGATATGGTACAGAAAATGTCGGGCATCTCGCTAAAACTTCTCCACGTAGTAAAAAAGAAAAATTGTTAGAATCGATATTAACTGATTATAGAATCGACATTAGAATCGGAAAATACAAACCTGATTATGTAAACGAATCGACAAAACATATCATTGAAGTATACGGTGATTATTGGCATTGTAATCCTAAATTATTTGAAGATGATTTTTATCACCCTCAATTAAAAAAGACTGCTAAAGAAAAGCGTGACCGAGACCAAGAAAGAATAAACTATTTAGAATCTCAGGGTTACAAAGTGACCATAGTGTGGGAAAGTGGTTTACAAAAATTTATTAAAACCTATGATCTCGCTAACTGATGCGGCACGAACAAAAATACAAAAACTAGTCGCGGCCAAAGGCTATGCTGGTGTTCGTCTTGGGGTAAAAACCACAGGTTGCTCGGGACTGGCCTACGTGTTAGAATATGTACGAGAATACACCGCAGAGCCGTATATAATAAACTATGCACAAGATGGCTTTGTGGTGCTAGTAAATCAAAAAGACAATGTGTATCTTGACAACATGACCGTGGACTATGTACGCCAGGGCCTGAACGAAGGCTTTGAGTTTAGCAATCCCAATGAGCGCGACCGCTGTGGATGTGGGGAAAGTTTTAGAGTTTAATGTTGGTAGCAGTTTATACTGATAGTAATTTCTTTAACGGGTTGTGGTTACCCATGTTATCTTTTCCTGGCGCCCGTACTCTGTATCTCAGCAGGCATGAGTACGCCAATGCACAAGCAGATAAAAAAATAGCTTTTACCACAGAGCAATTTGCACTGGACTATGACATTGGTGACCCACCTCGTCCAGGACCACTGCCCAAGGTCGACTTCCCTGACAAAATAAATGAATTAAGTCATGCCAGTGACTTGGTGTTTACCTTTGGTGGTGAATTACACAGCACTCAATGGGCAGTATGGAATCAATGTCATCATGACAATGTGTATTGGGTAATACCTGGAACAGTGACACAACCGTCGGCTCTTAAAAACAATATCATTGTTTGGCACGACTGGTTAAAGATCATAGCAAGATTATATCAAGATCGTTTATCCAACAGGTTAGCGGAAATTTCCTATGCCTTGCCCAAACCCAAATATTTTGACGCCTTGCTGGGCCGGAAACGAGTCAATAGAGATGCAGTATACGAAGGTGTTGTTGCCAACAACTTGCAAGACAAATTTATCATGACATATATGGGCGACTCTGATGTCACAATCAAGGGTAATTTTGTATGGGAGAAAGACTGTTATCCCGCACAAGAATCAATAGGACACACTTATGGTACTACATGTTTCGATGTGTGTTATAATGATATAAAAATACCGCTGAGTAGAGTAATACCCATTGATGTGTTCAATCAGACTGCCTACAGCATAGTGGCTGAAACCAACACAGACAGCTCACTGAGTTTCTACACAGAAAAAACAGCCAAGCCCATAATTGCCCGTAGACTGTTTGTGGCCTTTACTGGGTATAAATTTTTAGAAAATTTACGCAGTGCAGGATTTAAAACATTTGATGGTATCATTGATGAAAGTTATGATCAAATCGTAGATGATACTGCTAGATATCATGCGGCCATGGAACAGGTAAAATTTTTGTGCAACACCGACCAGGCCAACATATATCTCCAAGCAAAGGATATACTTGAACACAACTACAATCTATTGGTATCAACTGACTGGGATAAACAAGCACGGGATCAAATTCAACAAAAGATAAATTTATTATGATAAAACAAAAATACAATTACACCGCAATCAGTAGAACCACCATTGATGGCAAACGACACTACTGTTTACCCGATGGTGGTGCTGTGCCCAGTGTTACTACTATACTGGACCGGACAAAAAGCGAAGAAAGTAGGCAAGCACTACAAAAATGGCGAGATGCAATCGGGCACGAACGAGCGCAGGCCATTACTACAGAAGCCGCCAATCGCGGTACAAGGATGCACAGTTACCTTGAATCATTTATACTCAATGATGACATGAAACCCTTGCCCACAAATCCATTTGCACACGCAAGTTGGTACATGGCCGCAGAGGTTATTCTTAAGGGACTGTGTCATGTAGATGAATTCTGGGGCAGTGAAGTTCCTGTTTATTATAGTGGGTTATATGCCGGCACCACAGACTGTGTGGGTGTGTGGAAAGGTCAGCCGGCTATCATGGACTTCAAGCAGAGCAACAAGGTCAAAAAGCGTGAATACATCGATGACTATTTTGTGCAGTTGGCAGCCTATGCACAAGCACATAATGCCACACACGGCACTGAAATCAACACCGGGGTAATTTTGATGGCTGTACAGCCTCGATTACTGGCAGATCAGACATATTCCACGCCAGAATACTTGGAATTTGTTATCGAAGGCGACGAATTTCAACACTGGACCAACGAGTGGACCAAGAGGGTAGAGCAGTATTATCAAACAAACTAAATACTCTATACAGTTGAGGATTTAGACGATGGCCGTTATACAAATTAGCCGCATACAACACAGACGCGGTTTAGAATCAGATTTGCCCAATTTGGCTTCGGCCGAACTGGGTTGGAGTGTGGACACACGCAAACTTTACATCGGCAATGGCACAATCGAAGAAGGCGCACCAAGCCTTGGAAAAACTGAAGTTCTAACTCAATATAGCATACTTGATTTTACTGCTGGATTTGCATCTAATATTGGGGTGATAGAAGGCAACTTGGTTGTTATCAACGGCAATATCACATCACTATCTAGCAGAGTAACTAATTTAGAAAATGGCTCACTTGGATCCACCAGCGCCAATATACTAGCTGGTGCAGTTAATGCAACAATATCTAGTATAACATCAAACAACGCTATTATTAGTTATACACTGGGTCAAGGCGCCGCTGAGCGCACTGGTACCATAACTGTGAGTAGAGCTGGCGGAACAGTTAGTTACGTTGAAGAATACACAGAAACCGCCGTCACTGATGTTGTGTTTACCATGAATGCCAATGTCACAACAGCAAATTTAAATTACACAGCAACAACCAACGCTAATTTATTTTATAGAATTAGCTCAATTTATTAAAATAATCCATGTGGAAACTTAATGCTACTGAAAGGCTCTTTCATTGGCGTACTTTTCGAAAAAGTCTAAACGTCTTATCGTTGGAACCAGCAGTCAAAGCCATAGCTGAGTTTTGGGCCAGCTGTCCATTTACACCCTACTATCTTGATCCTGAGGATTATGCCAATTGGCCAGATCCATGGACATTAATTGAAGAAAATTATTACTGTGATATTGCAAAAGCCCTGGGAATCCTGTATACTATTAAACTTACTAACCACAACCCTACATTAGAAATACGAGTATACTGCGATGGCGCAACTAACACATATTACAATTTAGTTTGGGTTGACGATGGGAAATATGTGCTTAATATGGTAAATGGAGAAGTAGTAAATAGAATTAAAATCGAAAATGAATTAGAACTCTGTAAAGTTTACGGAGAACAAGAGCTAAAATTGAGCAGTTACTGAGAGGAATCAATGAGTCAAATATACGTCACAAAACGAAATGGAAACAAAGAGCCATTAAATCTAGAGAAATTACATAAAGTTGTATTTTGGGCAACCGAGGGCATAACAGGTGTTAGCGCCAGCGAAGTTGAAATTAAAAGTCATATACAATTTTACACTGGCATTAAAAGTGCAGACATTCAAGAAACATTAATTAAGAGTGCGGCAGATTTAATTAGTGAAGAAACACCCAATTATCAATATGTGGCTGGGCGCTTACTCACATACCATATACACAAACAGGTGTATGGCGGTTATAAACCGTGGCCTTTGTTGCAGTTGGTTAAAAGAAACACAGACATTGGTTACTACACTCCAGAATTATTGGCCAACTACACAGAAGATGAAATTGGTCAACTTGGTGCTTACATCAAACATGAGCGTGACGAAACATTTACCTATGTGGCCATGGAGCAATGGCGCGGCAAGTACCTGGTGCAAAATCGTGTGACTAATGAGATTTACGAAACTCCGCAAGTGGCCTACATGATGATAGCCGCAACTTTGTTTATGGCCTATCCCCCAGAGACCCGACTGCAATGGGTAAAGGACTACTATGATGCAATCAGCACTTTTGATATCAGTTTACCTACCCCTGTTATGGCTGGTGTACGAACACCGCAAAAACAATTCAGCAGTTGTGTTCTTATTGAGTCTGATGACAGTCTGGATTCCATTAACGCTACTGCCGCAAGCATTGTCAAGTATGTTAGCCAAAAAGCCGGAATTGGAATTGGCGCAGGCAGTATTAGAGCCCTTGGCAGCCCTATTCGTAACGGTGATGCATACCATACTGGTGTTACTCCCTTCTTAAAACTATTTCAAGCCGCCACTCGCAGTTGTAGTCAGGGTGGTGTGCGTAATGGCGCCGCCACCGCTTACTATCCCTTGTGGCATTTGGAAATTGAAGACCTACTGGTACTGAAAAACAACAAAGGTACCGAAGAAAATCGTGTGCGCCAAATGGACTATGGTGTACAGTTTAATAAACTCATGTACGAGAGATTGATTCAGGGTGGTGACATCACTTGTTTTAGCCCGCACGATGTTCCGGAAATGTACAATGCATTTTTTAATGATCAAGATCGTTTTAAAGAACTGTATGAACGTGCAGAACGCAACACAAAGTTGCGTAAGAAAACATTCAAGGCCTCAGATCTGTTTGGCAAGTTCATGCAAGAGCGCAAAGATACAGGTCGCATTTATTTACAAAATGTAGACCATGCCAACACGCACAGTCCGTTCAAGGAAAAGATTGCTCCTATCAAGATGAGCAACTTGTGCAGTGAAATTGATTTGCCAACAGTACCACTTGACGATGTCCGGGATGAAAATGGTCGTATTGCCCTGTGTACACTCAGCGCACAAAATTGGGGCAATGTTCGATCGCCCCGAGATTTTGAGCGCATGTGTACTCTCAGTGTTCGCGGGCTGGATGCATTGCTCAGTTATCAGAATTATCCTGTTAGAGCCGCCGAACTATCAACACAAGAATATCGTCCGTTGGGTAATGGTATTATCAACTTTGCCTACTTCTTGGCCAAGAATGATGTTAGTTATAGTGATCCTCGAGCATTGGCACTTGTAGATGAGTATGCAGAAGCCTGGAGTTATTATTTAATCAAGGCCAGTGCCGATCTTGCCGCTGAACAGGGACCTTGCACCGCCTGGCAAAATTTAAAGTATGCAGATGGCTTACTACCAATTGACACACGCAAACGAGAAGTAGATGAACTGGTTGAGCACCAAGAGCGCATGCCTTGGCGTGCCTTGCGCGAGCAAATTTTGAATACTGGTATTCGCAATGCCACGTTGATGGCATTAATGCCAGCTGAGACATCTGCACAGATAAGTAATGCTACCAACGGAATTGAACCACCTAGAAGTTATGTGAGCATTAAACAAAGCAAACATGGTGTATTACGACAAGTTGTACCCGAGTACCGTAAATTGAAGAACAAATACGAATTGTTATGGGATCAAAAGTCGCCAGAAGGCTATCTAAAACTGTGTGCAGTATTGCAAAAATATATTGATCAAGGTATTAGTACCAACACTTCGTACAACCCCAAATTTTACGAAGATGAAAAGATCCCAATGAGTGAAATGCTCAAGCACTTGATCATGTGCTATAAATATGGAACTAAGCAATTATACTATTTTAACACCAATGACGGCCAGGGCGAAATTGATGTTGATAAAATGAGTGAAAAACAAAATCTCCCTAAGGCAGAAACAATTGAAAATCAAGAGGATTGCGATTCATGCATAATTTAAACGAATACAACCAAGAAGAATTTGAAGAACAGTTTAGTAAGACTGAACTTGGCCAGGCAGTAGCAAAAGATTTTGAACTATTAGTTTGGGACAAACATTTAGTTACAGAATTGTTATACACCACCCCAAGACAAATACTTGGCACAAAAATTGGTAGCATGGCCAGTTTTTATTACATTAACAAACTGTTAGAAAATAACCCAGAATCTATACATGATATTGGTTGCGGGTGGAACATGTTTAAAAAATACATTCCAAACATTATTGGTATAAGCCCCGACAATCCTGACAACGACAATGCTTGGTACGGCGACGAATTTGATTTTTTTGATTTTGATTTTGTTTCAAACCACCAAGAGTACTATGAATCGGCCATGGCTGTTTGTAGCCTGCATTATGTACCATTAAGCTCGTTGCGTGATCGAGTACTGGGCTTTATATCAATTATTAAAGATGGTGGTCGTGGATTTATATCTTTAGATGCAAATACCATGATAAAACGCGAAGCTCCGGAAAATTTAATTGACACATTTGGTTCAGAAGAACCCAGTGCAGAATTATTGGATCAGTACATACGTGAGCAGTTGACAGATTTACCGGCCACGGTATTGATATTTGATATTGACACAGCCGAGGATAAAGATGAACTAGATGGAAACATTAGAATTGTATTTGAAAAGTGATGATTATATAGAATGAGTGTATTTAACATTAATAATAATAAAAAACATACAGAAGCTCTGGCATTCCTTGATCCTAGTGGCCCTGTAACTATACAACGCTACGAAACATTAAAATATAGACAGTTTGATAAACTAACAGACAAGCAGTTGGGATTTTTTTGGAGGCCTGAAGAAGTTGATGTCATGCGTGACAGCAAAGACTTCAAAGAGTTGACCGAATTTGAACAACATATTTTCACTAGTAATTTAAAAAGACAGATTCTATTAGATAGTGTGCAAGGTCGCAGTCCCAATCTAGCGTTCTTGCCCTTTGTTTCAATTCCAGAATTAGAGACCTGGATACAAACTTGGGCATTTAATGAAACCATCCACAGCCGCAGTTATACTCACATTATTCGCAATGTATACTCAGACCCTGGTAGAATTTTTGACGAACTCATGGACATTGAGCCCATCGTTAATTGTGCAAAAGATATTAGCAAGTATTATGATGATGTAATTGAGTATGGTGGGTACTATAATTTATTGGGTGCAGGCACACATGTCATCAACGGCAAAACTGTAATAATCGACACATACGAACTCAAGAAGAAACTATGGCTTGCCATCAACAGCGTGAACGCATTAGAGGGCATTCGCTTCTATGTTTCGTTTGCCTGCTCCTGGGCCTTTGCTGAGCTCAAGAAGATGGAAGGTAATGCCAAGATCATCAAATTGATCTGTCGTGACGAGAATGTACACTTGGGCAGTACACAGATGTTGATCAAACTATTGCCCGGCGATGATCCTGCGTTTGCCCAACTCAAGCAAGAGACCAAAGCCGAGTGTGAGGCAATGTTTTTAAAGGCAGCAGAACAGGAAAAAGCCTGGGCTAAATATTTGTTCAAAGACGGATCAATGATTGGTCTCAATGAACAATTATTGGGACAGTATGTTGACTGGTTGACCTGCAAGCGCATGACAGCAGTGGGATTAGATTGTGGCATGAAGCCTGGTTCCAATCCCTTACCGTGGACCGCCAAATGGATTGCCGGAGCTGAAGTACAAGTAGCACCACAAGAAACTGAAATCAGCAGTTATGTAGTGGGTGGTACAAAACAAGATGTTGACAACAACACATTTAAAGGTTTTAGTTTATAATGATAACAGTCTATTCAAAAAGTAATTGCCCGTTTTGCGATCGGGCTAAAAGTCTCTTAGAGAGCAAAGGTGTAGAATACACCACCATCAGTGTAGAAGAAGATCAAGACGCACGTCAACATCTACTGGACATGGGCTTGCGTAGTGTACCACAAATTTTCAATGGCACAACTCTTATCCAAGGCGGTTACCAAGGTATTGCCGGCAAAGGCGAAGAGTTTTGGGCAGAACTAAAAGGTTAATATGTTAGTAAATCAACGATATGCATCAGGTGACGTAGTGAGTTTCAAGATGGTCAACGGTGACGAACTGGTGGCCAAGGTTGTAGAAGAAACAGGCGAAGGCTTCAATGTTGCCAGTCCCTGTACAGTCATGCCAAGTCAACAGGGCATAGGCTTGATTCAGAGTCTATTCAGTGCTGACCAAGATGCCAAGGTATTTCTAAGTCGGCAACATGTCATGTTCCATGCCGAGTCCTTGGAACAAATGAAATCGCATTATATCAAGACCACAACCGGTATTGATGTTGCACCCAAACAAAAAATTATAGTTTAATATGGCCATACCTTCATTAGTCGGTGATGCAACTGCCAAGGGCGAAAGCGTAGCAGGCCCTGGTGCGTCCACTGTGACCTTTGAAGGCAAAAAACCTGTGCTAGTTGGCAGCGACAAAACAGATCATGGAGAAACTGTTACAGGTCCCGGTGCTTCCCGAGTTACTATAGAAGGTAAAGTGTTGAGTGTGGTTGGTGATCAAACAACAGTATCTGTTAAAAAGAACAGAAGAGAATACTGGGGGCCTGGCCCCATAACTGGACCGGGTGCCAGCAAAATTACTGTAGGAGTGTAATATGACAACTCCTGTGATAATGATTGCCGCTAGTAACCTAACTAGCAATATTGGATTGCAACCCAATGCCACTATGACTACAACCATGTCCACTGTGATCAGTAACAGTCTAGTGAGTAACTATGCCAACCTACAACCGGGAACAACATATGGTACAACGCTTGCTGGACGAGGCTTCAACGTTGTTGACTTACACCTACCCGAGTTTATCGCCAATGCAAATACCACAATTGTCAGCGCACAAACTCAGTGCAACAAAATGTTGCCCAGTAACGGTGATGGCACTTACGACATAGCCAAGTTCGCTAGTTTGTTATCAGCGGCCAGTTCATTTGCAACCACCAGCTGGAAGATGAACAACGAGTTGGAAAACTTTTACAGTAAAGAATTTGCCAACTTGGGTATCAGCGTAACCGACTACACTAGTTCAGTGACAAATGGATTTAGTACTATATTTGGCAGTCAGTCAGATATCAATGTGTTGGCATCTGCGTTAAAAAATCTGGGAACAGCATTTGATGCGGCACAGCCAGGGAAAATGCACGATCCAACTGTGTTTATAGCCAATTTGCAAAGACAAGGCCTGCTACCTAAGACTTTTGTCACCGCAGATAACGAAGACTATTTGCTAAATGCACTTAGCCAAGTATCTGGTGCAGCCTTGCAGGCCGTCATAAGCCAAACCAAAATTGTGTTGCCTGAACCTCTTGCTGTTACCAACTTGTCGCAGTTGTTGGAACTGGATATGATATTTCCCGCAGAGGCTGTGGCTGTGGTTCCCAATGGTACTCTAGAAGGACTATCAAACGAATTGTTAAACTTGGGCGGGCGTTTTCGGAGTTTTGCCGACTTGTCGGATCTAATTGGAAGCATGGAAGTTCCTGACCTACCGTACCTTGAATCATATACAACTATTATTCCCGACGTTGAATACAATAGATTAACAGTTAAATTGGGCCAAGGTAATGGACCGGTGTACAATCCACTAATTACAGATATGTTGGGCACTGTGGCAGGAGTTGGCGTCACTGATAATTTAACCACTGTGTCATCTGCGCTGACCACAACGCTAACATATTCTTCAGCAACTGCACTAAACACAGCATTGATAAATTTGGCAACCGCTTGTGGCACAGGCAATATTGCATTTATCAACAGTAATATTGCAACCACGTGGACTGCGGCAAACACATTTACAGCAGAATGCAATGCCAATGTTGCATTGTCCACAACCATCACATCGGCCAACACAGCCATCAAAGCTGTGCAAACACATCTGGCACTTGAATTGAGCAATCTGCTATTGGCCGATGCCAACTTGGATGCCACTTCGCCAACAGGTGTAAACAGTACTTTGGGTTTAGTTAACAGTCTACACAATTATGGCGTGGACACTTACCAGCTTGGGTACAACGCTCTTTTCAATAACTGTCTGCAAAGTAATGTGGGCGGTGATGCAGTCAAGGCATCACTTGTTGAGGGTAGAAATTTGCAATGGCAACGTCAAAGAGCAATTGAATCTCAAGCTCGAATGAGAGAAGATAGTTATATATTTGGTGCAGCCGGGCGGCCTGAGCCTTGATTAACTACCCATATTACTTGATTTTCCACGACAAATATGCTATAATATACTCAGTTATTGGGTTATATTAGTCGTTTACCGCACGACCCAATGGGTTATATAAAACTACACACCTATAGAAGGAGGTAAAATATGATGACACTCATGTCTCGTATCAACCAAGACCTTTTAGCGGCATTTACTACAATGCTGTTGAAATTGTTGGGTTTATGTTTGATTGCCGCGGTGCTAGTACACGCAGTCAATATTAAATTCGAAAACCTAAGGGAAGGCTCAGAAGCTTACCGTCAAGGTTTTGTCAGTACAGCAGATCGTACTCGGCAGTTGGATTGTTTGACCAAGAACATCTACTGGGAAGCCGCAAGTGAGCCTTTTGAAGGCAAAGTTGCTGTGGCCCAAGTCACCATGAATCGAGTTGCATCGGGCCGTTTTGGTGAAGGCGTATGCGGAGTGGTATATCAAAAGAACAATTACTTTGGCAAGATTATTTGCCAGTTTAGTTGGGCTTGCGAACCCACACACAAAATCCGACCCATATATCCTGCACTTTATAAAGAAAGTGAAGAAGTGGCAAAGAAAGTCTTGCTAGAAAACTTTAGACTTAGTACAATGCGTGATGCACTTTACTTCCATGGGGATTATGTTAATCCCAATTGGGGCAAAAAGAAAATCAGCCAAATTGGCCGTCACATCTTTTACAAGGACTAATCAGTGAAATTACCTGATATAAATCTCTTTACTCTGGCCAAGGTTAAATTTAATATTGTTAAATTTTTTGAAGATCACCTTGGTAAAATCTCAGCAGACACCTTGGGTTGGTTGGCCGCAATAGTAATACATTGTGCCACGGTACCTTCACTGCTGGCACTATTAACCGGCCTAAGCGATCGAACTCCAAGTTTGGATGTTGTGTTGTTTATGTGGGCCGGACTTGTACTGCTGTTTGGTCGTGCAGTAATTCTTAAAGATACGTTGAATATTGTCACAATTGGAATTGGGTTTATTGCCCAAGCAACCATAATGGCTATGATACTTTTTAAGTAAATAATAATAACAATGGAGGACAACATGTCCAAGGTTACAAGAGAGACAGAAGAGGAAATTGACGAATTCCTCAATGAGGTAAATTGGGAAGACGAAGATTACGCTTTTATCATTGGGCCAACTGGGGAATTAAAAAGCGTGTTACTGCCCGAAACTGGATCTTTTACTGCACCTAAAAATGTGCAAAAAATATTGAAAATATTCGGAGTCAGAGACATTGACGATATCGACAATGATGCCACCCTGCATTAAATGAAGTACTATTCACATCTGTCAGCCCCACCACCACCATTTGCCCACAGCGATATGGCCACCGAGCATGTATTCTTTAAAAGAATGATGCCCACCAATGCCACCATTGGCATAACTCAACTAGATGGGACTGTTCAAAACGTTGGATCGTACAGCAGGTACGAAGTAAAAACTCCTGTGCAGGATTGGGTATTTGATACATTCCCAGAATTAAAAGGCCACTCAAGAGAAATTGGTCTCACCATGCAAATGAACAGCAATTTATCCAATGGTAGAACGTGCCAACTACCTGCACACACTGATGGTCGTAGAGGACAGCAGGTATTGCAATACATGTTTGAAACTGGTGGTGCTGATGTACGCACTGCCTGGTGGCAAGAAGATGGGCACACAATTTATAGAGAAGTGGCGGTGTTTAACAATCCCCAAGGTTCCAAAGAGATTGATGATATAGCAAACGAAAAACACATTGCAATACACAAAATGGACCTGGCTGGCCTGACTCTGTTAGATAGTGCAGTACTTGAAAAAGGGCACTGGTATATGTTGGAAACCAATGTGATTCATAGTGTCCATAATGTGAGAAATAAACGACTTGCACTAACCGTTGGATTCTCAAATCGAGAATTATATGAATTGATGGCTGAAAAATACAAGTTCAAATAGTACACAAAAGTACTACTTTTTAAGTTCCAAAAAGTACTACAAAAGTAGTACTTTTTTATGGCCGAGATTTGCCCAAAAAAGGCATCTTTTGTATAATACTTGTATGGAACTTAAAAAGCAACCCCGAAAAAGACGCCAAGATACCAAACATGTTGTTTACTGTATCACTAATACAGTAACAGGTGAGCAGTATATTGGTATTACAGTTTGCGGTCAGCAAGTTCGCAAAGCACTCCGAGTGCGTGTCCAAAAACATGTACGCCGTGCAGTTACCGAAAACAAAGATTGGAACCTGTGCCGGTCAATTCGCGAACACGGCACACTTGCACACACTTACGGCATCGTAGAATTTGTGCGTGGACGCAAGCCTGCTCATGCTCGTGAACGTGCGTTGATTGCAGAATTTAATCCCGCACTGAACAGCCACTAAGGAACACAAAATGCAATTCCATGTTGAAGCAGGTCCCAAGACTCGACGCTTCATTGAAGCGGTACTGCCCAGTATGCTGACTCAATTGGGGTTGAACAGTAGTCGTCGACTTTTAATGATCAAAGTAGATCGCGAGTTAACAGATCACGGCACCACCGTGCCAATGACAGGTATAGATACCGTGTTGGTTGTGTTAAAACCCCGACGCAATCTTATAGAATTGGGTGTAACACTGGCACACGAATTGGTCCATGTGCGCCAATTGGCCAAAGGTATATTAAAGATAACACCACAAGGTAAAAAATGGCGTGGCAAGTTTTACTCAAGACGCACTCCGTATTTGGATCAACCTTGGGAACAAGAAGCCTTTGCACGACAGGAAATCATTTTCCGCAGAGCAATTGACTAATAATGGTATTGATTGTACAATAGCACTATGAAGAAACAAAATCTTTTCATTGTGAGTTGGGACAACACCGGACTTGAAGCCTGCATTGACATCACCGAAGACCGTGATCAGTCGGAAACATTTGAACAAGAAAAACTGTTTGACATAATTCGCGATCCAGACACGGTGCCACGCAACGAACACTTGGTAAAAGTCAATCAAATAGTCGGTATGATGATCATGCGAGCCCGGGCCAACCCACAACGACACTATGAAATTTATACAGTAACTTCAGACAGCACAGTCACAGCAGAAGATTTGCGTGACCTGTTTGAGTCCACACCGCAGACAGCGGCCGACATGATCCGCAAGCGTGGTACTCAACTGTACAGCGACCGAGCCAACCAGAAACATATTTTAATCACCTAAGGAGCAAGTATGAACAAGAAACGCCAGATGAGCTATGATCGATTCAATGTTGTGCCCACCAACAACACCAGTCCTTATGCCATCAAGAATCCACACTATGTGTTCCGCCCTGTGGTCAAAGAAGTGGATGACAGCAACATGGACTTGACACAGGCCCGAACAGTGATAGACTTTATCAAAGGACTCTAAAATGAACAAACAAATTGAAAAACTTGCACTTGAATCGGGTGCATGGAATCAGGTGTACGAACCAAAACGGTTCATGCACAATCACAACTTTGATGTAGAAAAGTTCGCCGAGTTGATTGTGCGGGAATGTGCTAACATGGCAGAATCTTTCCATCATCATCAATACGATTTTACAGGCAATTTAGAATTGCACGAATTTATCAAAACACATTTCGGAGTTGAAGAATGAAACAAATTACTTGCCCACATTGCGCGGACACTTACCCAGACTTTGATGCGGCTCATGTTTGTAGTAAAGGTCCATATGCTCCTCGACTCAAATCTAAAATGAACGAACGAATTGAAAAACTTAAAGAATCTGCCTGTCCTAAAATAGAGTGGGCGGGACGATATCATGTAGAACTCAATAATGGCGAAAAAGAGAAATGGATGAACGAATGGTTTGAAAAGTTCGCCGAGTTAATTGTGCGGGAATGTGCTGATGTTGGTTCTAAGTTTAGTATGGCACACCCAGAAGATATTCGTTATCAGATTAAAAGACATTTCGGAGTTGAAGAATGACTAACGAAGAAAGAAAAGCATTAGAACTGGCGCTTGAGGCGTTGAACACAACTGAAAGCGATTGTGGAAGCCGCGCATGGGAGCGAGAGCAAGAAGCCATTGACGCCATCAAAGAAGCATTAGCACAACCAGAGCAACCAAAGGTTCGAACAGGTGCTTGTTTACTGACAGGATTTTGTGCGTCAGAAGGTCACAAGATTCAAAAGGCACAGCCAGAGCAGGAGCCTGTGGCGTGGATGCACCCCGATGGTCGATTGTGGACATTTGGCAAAGGATTTGATAAATCAACTTTCACAATACCTCTCTACACCACCCCACCACCGCGAAAGCCGCTGACGGATGAGCAAAAGAGCAACCTTGTGACAAACTGGTTTGCAGAAGACTGGGCAATCAAGGCGGCGCTTGGGATGCTTGAAGACTACGAAGCCGCCCACGGCATTAAGGAGTAAGACATGGATGTAAACAATGAAGGGTTTTTTGAGCCGGTAGAGCAGGAGCCTGTGGCGACATTAGACGACCTTGAGCAAGAAATATACGAAAACACACGACAGTTTGTATCGCGTGATGTTATGGAATGGATGCTCAAGCGTTATTACACCACCCCACCACAGCGCAAGCCGCTGACGGATGAGATGATTGTCGCTGGTGGAAAAGCATTGGCAAAACGCCACGCCGACTCATGTGGTCTTGATTTTGATGATGTGTGGAAATACTACGCAGGCGAACACAAAGACGATGCAAAAGCCGCCATCGAAGCCGCCCACGGCATTAAGGAGTAAGACATGAACGAACGAATTAAAGAACTTGCCGAACAGGCTAATGCTAACGAATTGAGTTATGCTTACTATCGTGGTGAGAAGCGACCAGAAAATGCAGTAACACTTCATTCTGTAGACTTGGAAAAGTTTGCCGAGTTGATTATCAAAGAATGTGCTAAAGTTTGTGATGATTTAGATATTGATGATTGGGGAGATAAAAGTTTTGATGATGGAACTTATTATTGTTCTCGTGCGATTAAACAACACTTTGGAGTTGAAGAATGAACAAGCAAATTAAAGCAGGTGCTGATATTCACGCAGGTGATGGTGGATATAGTGAAGGTACACAGGAACAATATGACGCCTTTGTTAAGGTAAGAAACAAATCATTGGCTCAAGGACGGATTCGTGACCTTGCCGAACAGGCTGGGTTCAAAGTAAATTGGCAGCATGAGGATGTTCAAGCAATAAAGATGGCTCGGTTTGAAAAGTTCGCCGAGTTGATTGTTAGGGAATGTGCCCGAGCATTAGATGACAAGTTGGCCAATCCTAATGGTGCCAGTGTGGCCTATTGTGATGGATCAGATTTGTTGGAACATTTTGGAGTTGAAGAATGAACGAACGAATTAAAGAACTTTGGTGGAAGGCTCGAATCGGCTACAATGAACAGAACTGTGATCCAGAAGTGTTGGCTAAGTTCGCCGAATTGATTGTCAAGGAATGTGTTGATATTTGCCGATATCATCCGTCTAGAATAGTATCTAACAACTGGGTTGGTCATGATGTGGCACAGGATATTGTTCAACAATTTGAAGAACATTTCGGAGTTGAAGAATGAACGAACGAATTAAACAACTTGCTGTTGAGGCTGGTCTATTGCCTAGAGAAATTGGTCCGGTAGTGGAGACACGCCATATGAAAAAGAAAGAACAAGACATTGAAAAGTTCGCCGAGTTG